TACTGTCACATCAATTTAAAACATTGGGGTAAGTATGAGGACTTAGTTGAATTGGTGGAGAGGTTTAAAATTTGACTTTTCCCCTATAATAGTTTATACTTATAGGGACTTAAAGAACTTATATTTTCGCCTAATGCCAGGTAATTTTTAATATAATTTTATGGGATTAATTGGAGATTTATTCAACGATGTAGTAGATATTGCAACTACCCCAGTAAAAGTTGTCGCTAAAGTAGCTGACGACATAATGGATTCTGATATTGAAGATTATGTTGATGATGTAAAAGATACCATCAAAACTGAGAAGTAGCTCTTGCAAAGCTTTATGTTTTAGTTAGAGGATGGGATAGTATTAAAAAGAAAAAATGGCTGAGAAAAAACTTAAGAAAATCGGTAAATTCAACCTAATATCAGAAGACAAGTGTGAACTAGAAGGCTGTGAGTGTGGCTGGAATATTCATATTGGAGGGGAAGACAAGAAAGACTTAAAGAAACTTAAAGAATACCTGAAAAAGTTTTAGAGGATAGCTAATATTTTAAAAGAAAAAAATGGATGAATCAACAAAAACAATACTAAAGCAGGTTTTCTTTTCTATGTTGACTGTTCTACTTTTCCCGTTGTTTATCAAGTTTATGACTGTTTATTGTAATTGGTTAAATTTGTAGATAATATTTTTTAGAGGATAGCTAAGATTTTAAAAGAAATAGACTTACATAACGACTTATAATGGCAAGACCAAAAATAAAATTAACTAAACTTAGAAAAGACTGGAAAACCTTTATTGTAAAAGAGATGGCAGATGGTGCTAGTCAAGCAGAGATAACAGCAGGGCTTGAAATAAGCAATGATTTGTTTTATCGTTTTATGAAAGAAGAGCCAGAGTTTTCAGAAACCATAAAGAAAGGATTAGTGTTATGCAAGTGTTGGTGGGAAAAAAAGGGTAGAAAGAATTTAGAGAATAGTAAATTTTCTGCAACGCTTTGGTATATGAATATGAAGAATAGATTTGGTTGGGCTGATAAAACAGAGATAACAGGAGCTAACGGCAAGGATTTAATACCAACAGAAGAGAAAAAGAAGACAATCGGGGACAGATTGAAGGATTTACTGTAATTTTCTTTTGGCTTAAAAGCAGGGGCGAAATGGGGGTGCGTAAGTGAGTGGAGACTTAAAAAACTAATACAGTAAAATGTTTAATTTTATAATAGCTTGTTCGTTATTTGTTTGTGGGATATTTTTAGGAGAGAGCGGGCACGGAATACTAGGGATGTTTGCGGTAGGGGTATCTATCATCGCATTACTTAATCTTTCAAGGATAGAACATACCACTACCAAATTTTAAAAGCCTTAAATCGAAACACGTGGCGACAAAAAAAGACAAAAGCAGAAAATATATAGAGAACATCATCCTAAATGGGAGCAAGACAGATCGTTTGGCTTTATACAATTTCACCAGCGAGATGTCAGTTGAAGAGATAGCAAAAAGGTTTAACTTATTTGTTGTTGGAAACTTCACTAGATATTACAAAGATTCTCCGGCACCTTTTCACTCAGAGATGATTAAGCACTACATCAAAAGCTATTTAGGATTAGAGAAGTATTTGAATATTGGTTTCCGGGGAAGTGCCAAAACCACACTGCTAAAATTATTTTTAACTTATGCATTGCTGAACGACGAGGATACTTTCAGAAAATACATCAAGGTAATAACTAAAGACACAATCAACTCAAAGCAAATCGTAACCGATGTATATAATTTAATTGTTGAAGTTAGTTGGTTATACGGTGATTTATTTGAGAAAGAAGGAAAGACGAAGAAAGAAGAGTCAATGACAACATTCTCATTAAAGACTGGTGTGAAATTAGGCTCTGGGACAGTCGGGCAAGTACAGAGAGGGCAAGTCCAGGACGCTTATAGGCCCGATTTTCTTTTCTTTGAAGATGTAGAAGATTCAGCTACAATCCGCTCAATGGTTCAAACACAAAACATTATCAGCAAAATAGATGAAGCTATCCAAGGAATGAGCGATAACGGAACTTACGTAGTAACGGCTAATTACATTTCAGAAGAAGGAACTATTCAATGGTTTAAGAATAAAAAAGAAATAGTTACCCAAATTACACCAATAATCGACAAGGACGGTAAACCAACTTGGGATAAATACACGCCAGAGAAGATTAAAAGCCTGAAAGATGACGCAGAAGATTGGTCCGGTGATTTCCTTTGCAATCCTACAAGCGGAAAAGATAAGTTTTTCGACATAGAAGTTGTTGAAGCGATGCTTTTAACAGCCCAAGACCCGATAAGAGAAGAAGAGTTCGTTAATTACTACGGAGAATACAACCCTCAACACCCTTATGGGATAGGAGGAGACACAGCCGAGGGAGTAGGGCGAGACTCAAACGCTTTAGTTTTAATTGACTTTAGAGCCAACACAGTTGAGGCTACATTTCACAGCAACGAGATAGCACCTGATGACTTCGGATATCTAATGGGAAGAGTTGGGAGAGCTTATGGAGGTTGTGTGGTAGCACCTGAACGAAATGCAACTGGGTTCGCTACTATATCAGCACTAAGACAAGACGAATATCCTAATATCTTTGTTGAAGTAGCCGAAGATAAAATAACCAGGAAGAGAACAGACAAGCTAGGGTGGGGAACAGACCGAAAGACTAAACCTAAAATGTGGTTTGACTTTAGAAAAGATTTCAATGATGGAGTTGTTAGGATTAAAGACCGGGAACTATTAAAAGAAATCAGAAGCTATACAAAAGCAGATTTTAATGATAGAACTACTGGAGTAATCACAAGACATTTCGACCTTTTAACTGCTGCGGTTATTGGTTGGCAAATGAGAGAGTTCGCAGAATTTAACGACAATGTGGACTGTCACCAATTTAAACAAGAAAACTATGAGTAGAACAACAGCTTTTTTAGACGAGAATCAAGATATGCAGGTGACTATTGTCCCTGGAGCTTATTATAATATCGGAAATGTAATATCAGACGTATTCAGAGCAGTAAACTCTCAATTCCTAACTTCTACTTGGAGCGATGGAATGCCCAAAGAGTTCTTTGATGTTTCTAAGGTAATGGCAATCAACATTAAACACGGCACAGACCTGGACACCAAAGACATTTCTATTGAGGCAGAGAACCAACAAGCTATCGGAGTAGTGGGAGTTTTAAAGCCTATTATTCAAAATCATCTCAAAGTAGAAGATTATGCATCGCTTTTAAACAGCGTTAGAGACGAGCTTGTTGACTTTGGGCACGTTATACTAAAGAAAACATCAGAAGGGACAGAGACAGTTGACCTTAGAAACGTAGTTAGACCAGCTCACATCTTAGACGTTCAGAAAGGTGGACTAATAGAAAAGCACGAATGGACTTACTCAGATATGTTGCAACGTAAGAGCAAGTTTGATAAATGGGAAGAAGTAGAGACTTTATGGGAGAAGATGAAAACTCAAGGGCTTTCAACCTTTCAAGTTTACGAGCATTGGTTGATTGATGACTTTGATGGACAAGTTACTAAAGGAGTGATTATGTCACTAGACCGAGAGATAATGAAGCCAGAAGAGGGTTCAGAGCCTTCAGATTGGGACACTACGGTTGAACTTTCAAGGACTAAAACACCATATACTAAACCAATAGCAGACATTCAAAAGAAAAAAGAACTTGAGAAGAGTGGCTTTTTGATTGATGGAGAAGAACCTCTATATCCTTATGAAGATATTAGATTTGTAACTGTTAAAGGTAGATGGTTGGGTGCTGGAGTCTATGAGATAACCGCCCCGGTCCGAAGAGCTTACAACAGAACCTTGAACGTCAAACTAAGATACGATGAAATCCAAACAAAAGGGACATTTTTACATACTAAGGGAATTAACGGCAAGAGTTTAACTCAGGAAGCTATTAACGCTTTAGAATCTACTGGAGTAGTTGACTTGCAAAACGGTGCTCAACTAGAACAGTTAAGAATCCAAAGTTTAACAAACGAGTTTATTAACTCAGCTGATAAGTTCTTTGAGTTCGCTAGACAGTTGCTAGGACTAACAGCACAAGGCACAGGGGAAGACCTCCCAGCTAATATGCCAGCAACCACAGCAGTAATAAACGACAAGAGAGCTAAGACTTTATTTGATTCTATACTAGAAACTCAGGGAATAGCCTGGAGGAATTGGTTTTCAGACTTTGAATTAGATGACATTTTAGATAATCTATCAGCTAAGAAATGGGCTAAGATTCAAGGTAGCGAGGAAGACTTGATTGAAGTGATCACTCCTTTCGCTATAAAGTATCTGAAAATGGATCAAAGGTTTCAAAATATGGTATCTCTTGGACGGGAATTGAAGATAATGGAAGCAGTCCAGCCAGCGGTTGATAAAGTTCAAAAGGAATTAGTCAAAGACAACATAATGAACGGCACGGCTTTTGTCTCATTCAAGAAGAGTTTTCTGAAAAACGCTCAATTCTTCATTGACTTTGTTATCACTAACGAGGCATCAGACAAGCAAGCAGAGATGGCTAACCTAGAATTAATGAAACAATCAGCATTGACTAACCCAGCCTCAGGACTAAGCCCTAAGAAGATTGAAGCAGAACAGTTAAGTAAAATGAGTTTAGATATTAAGAGATTTGAAAAGAGCGAAGAAGAACAGGCAATAATAAGTAATCCCCAACTAAATGCGAACTTACCTACGCCAAATGCTCCTCAAGGTGCTCCTCAAGCCGTACAGCCCCCTCAACAAAGATAGAGAGGTGGAAATAGCTTTGATTAGAGAGTTAGACGGTTACAAGGCAATTTTGGAAGAAATAGACGAAATGGCAGAGAACTGCAAACGAATAGATTGGTTGGCAACAAATTATGGGAAAATTAAGTCAGACCAAATAGGTCACCTGCCTTTAGGGGGATTGATAGCGTCACATACATTAGAAGCATTAAAAGAAAAACTCAATGGCTAAAAAGAAAAAACCGTTAGTAGCAAGATATGAAATCAGAGTCGGAAAACGAACACGTGGACGTAAAAAGTCTGTTCTTTGTGATTTTGGCGATAAGTATACTGATATTGTTGTATTAGACTTGAAGACCAAAGCAACATTAGCTTGGAATATTAAAGACGCTAAGAACGAAATGGGATTGAAAGAAGATCATTATAAAGTCATCCCTTATTTGGCTAATATTCTATTAACTAGGATGCAGGAAACCGATTTTGATAAAGCAAAGTAGATTGTTTTTAATAAATATGTTATAATAGATTGCACATTAAAAATATCACGTGGAACTGGTAGGCGTAGTAGCTTGCTTATTTTCCACGGATAAGCACGCTACCCCGCTTAACAGTGGGGTTTTGCTTTAGTCGAGCAAGACTTAATTAATTTTTCTAAATAAATGGCAGAAGAAAATCTAACTCCTGAACAAGAAGCGGAAGCTAACCTTGAGCAGGAAGGGCAGGAAACTGTTTCGGTTGAAGACTTTAAAAATATGCAGAAGGGCATCGAAAAGATGGCTGAAACCATAAATAGTCTTAAACCAAGTGGAGGCAAGGAAGCTGAGATTACACCAGTAGTCGAGGAAGCTAACCCTAAAATGTCTAATGTTGTGAAGAATCTTTATCTCGAACGTAACCCTGAATTTTCAGCGGTTGAAGACGAAGTAAATGAGGAAGCACGAAGTCTAGGAGTTGACCCGATTGACTATTATGAGTCTAAAATGGGCTGGAAACTAGAAGCAAAGGCACGAGCTAACGCTAATGAAGAAAAAGAGAAGGCTAAAAACGCTATTGAATCGCCTTCTGGAAATGTTTCAGGTAATGATGTCGTTGATTTCTCTAAGATTAAACCTGAAGAGATTAAAGGTTTGTCTAAAGAACAGATGACTAAATACCGAGAACATTTAAAGCGTGGGTCAGAAATGCCGATAAAAAGACACGTTTAAGCCGAAACTAACTTAAACTTAAAACAATGAGTAATTCATTAGATGCCAGCATTAAGGAAGTTTGGTCAATGGACTATCAAGAATCTTTCGACAAATCAAATATATTCGAAAGTATTGCGAATTTCCGTTACGAAGCTGACTTAAAAACTGGAGACACACTTAACAGACCTTATATTTCTGAGGTATCTGTAAACACTCTTGGAGCTGAAGGGTCTTATACCCGACAGGATATTACTACTACAAACGAAACTTTGACAGTAGATCAAGAGAAAGAGGCAACATTTTATTTGAAAGATATCGATGCGTTCCAAAGTCACTACCCTACAAGGGAGCGATTTGCTAAACAATGCGGTATCAAATTGGCAAATAGAATTGATGGAGATGTATTGGGGGAAGTTGTTAACGCTGATTCTACTATGGATGACTCTATTTTTGGAGGAACTTCAGGAAACGGAATCAACCTAACTACTTCAAACGTATTGAGAGTATTT